CGCTAGACTATTGATAGAAACATATGACACCGAGGACTTCGAGTATATCATTGAAGAGAAAAACAACAAGTCCGAACCTGAGGTTTATATAAAAGGGCCATATGCCATGGCCGGTGGGGTTAATAAAAACAAAAGAAGTTATTGTCCTGAAGAGATGGCAAATGAAGTGAAGCGATACACTGAACAGATGATAAACACCAAACGCGCTCTAGGCGAACTCAACCACCCAACTAGTGCGGATGTGGATCTAGAACGAGCATGTCATCTTGTGACAGAATTGAATCCTAGCTCCTCTGACCCCAATATTTACATAGGTAAGTCAAAAGTGCTGAGCACTCCTAGTGGGTTGATCGTCCGATCTTTGATAAGAGATGGATGCAGCGTGGGCATGAGCACCAGATCGTTAGGTAAACTCGTTCAGTCAGAAGATAGTGGTGATTCTAGTCAAGTCAAAGACATGAGACTCGTGGCTATTGATTGTGTTGCTGATCCTAGTTTTGGTGAGGCGTTTGTCAATGGTATACTCGAGAGCAAACAATACGTGTTGAACAATTATGGAGAGTATGTTGAAGCGTATGAAAATTTAGAATCCGGTTTGAACAATCTACCAAAAAAGGATGTCGAGCAATATATCAAGGAGAATGTGTTATCCTTTTTAGATGCAATAAAACAAAAAATTTAACAATGAAACAACAACAAAACAACTCAACTAGACAAAGTATAGCTAAATTTATACACAGTTTATCAGAGAAGAACTACGCTGATGCAAATAGCCACCTGCAAAAGACCGTAGAAAATAAGCTGATAAACAAGATAAAGCAGCATAAAAACATAAATATTTTCAGACATGAGCGATAATCCAATAACTGAACAATTAAAGAAGGTTGCTTCCGATGTTCTTTCAGAAGACGTGTTGAAAGAGATCGAACAAGCATTCAATGAATCTGTACAATCCAAATCAGACGAGCTATCTAAATTGAGAGTTGAAAAGGCTCTCATTGAACAAGATGAAGAGCATTCAATTAAACTTGAAAAGCTACTCGAAGCAATAGACGCGGACCATACAAAAAAATTACAACGAGTGGTTGGAGCTATAGACAAGAATCATTCTGACAAGTTGAGATCATTGGTGGAGCGATTCAAGGGTGAGATCGACGGAGATGCTAAAGTGTTCAAGGAGAGCTTAATTGACAACATAAGCAACTATTTGGATCTGTATGTTGAGAAGTCGATACCCACACAAGACATCAAGGAGGCGGTTAAGAACAAACACGCTGTTGGTGTTTTAGAAAATCTACGCAAAGCGCTCAGCATAGACAACGCGCTAGCAAATGAACAGGTTAGAGAAGCTGTCATTGATGGTAAGAGGCAGATTGATGAATCACAGACCAAATTGGAACAAATCGCCAAAGAGAACAAAGTGTTACGTGAGAATGTACGCGTCAAAAACGCGAAACTGGCTCTGGATCAATTAACAGACGGTTTGCCATCAAGTAAAAAACAACACATAGAGAAGGTGTTATCAGGAAAATCCGCACAATTTATCAATGAAAATTTTCAGTACACACTGGACATGTTTGAGAAAACTGAAGTGGATAAGCTTGATACACTCAAGGAACAAGCCACCAAGACACGTAAGATAGCAGACCGTCCGGTGAATAACACTACAGTTGTACAAGAGAGCGTTGAACAGCAAATTGAACAAAGTGAACCTGACAACAAGCAGGATAAAGGACTTTTCGACAACTACATGGGTGAATTAACCCGTTGGTAGTACGATAATTTAGTTGAGGCAATTATAGCCTGAGTAACAAGGAAAAATTAGAAATATGTCACAGGTAAAACCCGCACAATCATACATCGATACAGAACGCGCAAGTGTTCTTCTTGAGAAATGGGCACCAGTATTAGACTATAGTTCCGATAACGTGAAGGAGATCACTGATGATCATTCTCGTTTGAACACCGCGATCCTCTTGGAAAACCAAGAGAGCTGGTGCTTGAATGAGAACTCAGCTGGTGCCGGAGGAGTTTTCGGAGGTGGAGTCGGAGGCAGTGGAAGTTCAATGGGCCATGGAGGAGCAATGACTCCGGCCTCGGATTTTTACGCCGGTAATGATGCACGTCTTCCCAAGATACTTATCCCGATGATTCGTCGTACATTCCCTGAACTTATCACTAATGAGATCGTAGGTGTTCAGCCTATGAGCGGTCCTGTAGGGCTTGCATTCGCAATGCGCTACAAATATGAATCCGAGAGTCTCGGAACTGGTATCGATGGAAAGACGTCACCTGCTGCAGGTACACGTCAAAATTCCGCGGGCATTAGCCCTGCTGGTCCTGCAGACGATAAAGAGGCTGGTTACCAGTATCTTGACACTCGATTCACTGGTACTAGCTCAGATGCACTCTCCGGCGGAAACGGCATAAAATTTGTCGATGAAGACGCTGGTGTTGCTGAAATCCTCAAAGACTATGAGCTTACTGGCGACATTCCGCAGATGGTTGTCTCTTTTGAGAAAACCGCTGTTGAAGCTGGAACTCGTAGACTTGCCGCTCGTTGGAGTGTGGAACTCGAACAAGACCTCAAGAACATGAATGGTATCGATATCGATACTGAATTGACAAACGCTATGTCGTATGAAATTCAGGCCGAAATCGACCGGGAAATGCTCATGAGAATGGTTCAAGTTGCTGCTAACGCTGGCGCAGGCAAAGGTGTTAGCACCTGGAGCCCTGCCAGTGCTGACGGACGTTGGATGGCTGAACGTAATCGTGACCTTTATGCTAAGATCATTGTTGAAGCGAATCGTATCGCTATCCGCAATCGTCGTGGTGCTGCCAACTTCTTAGTTGCAACACCTCGTGTATGCGCGATCTTGGAAATGCTCCCTGAGTTTCAGTGGATGCAGGTTCAAGGCAACGTGAACACCCAGCCCGTGGGCATCGCTCGCGTGGGTAATCTTGGTGGAAGGTTCAACGTATACCGCGACACACGTACTGAAGCTCAGCATGAAAGTTTTGGTGGCACAAGCCGCACAGACTCGACTCGCATGGAGTATATTCTTTTAGGCTATAAAGGACCTGAGTTTTACGACACAGGAATCATTTACTGCCCATACATCCCCGTGATGGTACAAAGAACAGTAGGTCCTAATGATTTTGCCCCACGCGTAGGCTTGCTTACGCGTTATGGTGTTGTCGACAACATCTTCGGAGCAGATCTTTATTACCACGTGATTGTCATCAAGAATCTCGGTGATTCGTTCACACCCGGCACACAGTCGGTGTACTTCGGATAATCTTAGATGTCTCAACAGAGCCGGTGAAATGATACACCCGGCGATAAAACAATTTTCGACCCTTACAGATGATGCTGGAGGGTCGTTTTTTTTTGTCTACTGTTTAGCTGTTTTATCATGCATCACAACAGTGTTTATCAAGTTTGCACATTCTGACATGAGCAAACTATCAGCACTGGCTCGCACCGGGTTGATATCTATACCACCCCTTCTAGCATACAAACATGTAACTACCAGCTCTTCTGGCAACAACACGTCATTCAATCGTTTGTATATTGTCTCGCAAATCTCTTCATGGAAGTGACACTCGTCTCGAAATGACACTATATATTTCAACAAACTTACCGGACACACGTGTTGTTGACCTTTGTACATTATGTAAACATCTCCCCAATCCGGTTGGCTGGTCACCCTACAGTTACTCTTGAGCAAGCTACTGTGCCATCTGACCGTGTTTGATTCCACACCCTCCTCTTCTATAGACAACAGCTCCAACAACTCTGGACTCTCGCTGTATGTATGCAAATGCATATCCTTAAGCTCTGTACTGTCAAAGTACTCCTCTAAGGTAGTGTATTGTTTCTTACCAAAAACTGGAGCTCCTGTGGGTTTGACACTTGATGGTATGGTGTGTACTTTGACGTTGGTCTCTAGCAGCTCGCTTAGATCTCGTGATGCTATGTAATCAATCTTATCTATAACTTGTTCTGGTGTGTCACCGCATCTGTACATGTTGAAGCTGTTGAAATACAGTTTGATGCTTTTGCTCTCCACTATGTATTTACTGTCACATGGATACACAACTTTAGCCACACCAGCAACCGGCAAACCGTTGTTGGTCAACGCACTCACTTCATACGCGTTCCATGTGTCAAAACCAACAAATGGTAAACTGTCATCTCTGATGTCCAGATGCGTTCTGTTGTTGCTTCTAGGCTCATTAACCAGCAGTTCCGGATCGTATTGATCCTTATACTCTGATGTTTGACCTAGGTGCTTGGTAATCCTGCTGTTGTCTAATACGCTCATTTTCA